TTATTTAATTAAGTAAATCACTTAGGAGGTGACAAATGTCGGAAGAGATCAAGAAAAACCAGCCCAGCGATGGAGGTCTAGGTGACCCCAATCCTGGTAACTTCCAAGCCCAAGGTGGATTCGCATCTGGTGGCGTTGGAGGCGTATCAACGCCTGGAGCTGACACACTTGGTAACATTCCTACCGCCGAGTTCGGTGTAACTACTGGTCCAAACGCAGTAAGCCCTTCGGGTGATGCAGCTAGTGGTATTCTCCGTCCCGAGCAAGCACGTCGTTTTATCGACTACGTGTGGGATGGCACCGTTCTCGCCAAGGATGGTCGTCGCGTAACTATGCGAGCCAACACAATGGAACTCGAGAAGGTAAATGTCGGGGAGCGCGTTATTCGCGCTGCTGCACAGGGTATTGGTGACTACACCAACACTGGTGCTACTTTCAGCAAGGTCGAACTTACTACAAAGAAGATTCGTCTTGACTGGGAGGTCTCGGCTGAGGCTCTCGAAGACAACATTGAAGGTGATGCACTAGAGGACCACCTGGTCCGTCTAATGACCAACGCCTTCGCTAACGATATTGAAGACCTAGCCATTAATGGTGACGGTACAACAGGTAACTTCTTGTCCATCATGGACGGCTTTGTAAACAAGGCCACCACTGGCGGCGCACACGAGTCTGTTGTAACTGTTTCCGACGATGAGTGGACTCCAAGCGTTATGCAAGACATCATTCTGGCTATGCCACGTAAGTACCGCGCACTTAAGAACAACCTTAAGTTCTACGCAGGTACTGACGCATTCCAGGGTATTGTCAAGAACAACGGTACACTCGCTGACGCAGTTGCTGAGGCTATTGCTGGACAGGTTCCAGGTAGCACCCAGGCTAACCGTCAGTCCTACCTTGATGGCGTTGGCCAGACATTCGGTGGTGCTCGCACCACTCGTGTTCTCGGCGTTGACGTCATGGAGGTTCCTTACTACCCAGCAGGTTATGTAGACCTTACATTCCCCGCTAACCGTATTTGGGGCTTCCAGCGCGACATCACGGTCAACCGTGAGTACGTTGCCAAGAAGGACACAATCGAGTACACCGTATTCGTTCGCTTCGGTATCCAGTGGGAGGAAGAGGACGCTATTGCATTTGCCGATGCAGCAGCAGACGCTTCTTAATCACTAGATCATTTAGTTGGGGGCAGGGGTTAATTCCTCTGCCCCCCTCTAATTTATTCTGTTATAATATATGTGGGAGGAAAAAATGACATCAGAAAACATTGTGCCAGCTACCTTAGTAGCTGACGAACCATTGATTCCAAAAGAGACAGCAGAAAAGCTACAAGATTATTTAGAAAACAAAAAGACTTCTGAGCACCTGGAAGAGACAACAGCCATCACTGTACCAAACAAGGGTGGTAAGAAAAAGTCTTCTCTGGGTGGGGTAGCCAATAGCGATACTATTGGTCTAGCAGAAGAACCTGCTAAAAAGCCAGCCACAAAGGCTAAGGCAAAAAAGGCAACCGTTGCTATTTATTCAGAAAGAAATATGCGATGGAGCGACGTGGGAGAGATTAAAAAAGGGTATAACATTGTGTCTCCACAAGCAGCTGAAAAATGGCTCACACGTAAGCATGTGAGAGAGGCTACGCCAGAAGAGGTTGCTTCAGAATATGGAGCATAGACATGGAAATATTAAGGCTTTCTTCGGGTGAGCCCCAGGCTACGATCGATGTAACAGATCCTAGCACTGAGTATGGTTATACAATTTTAAACTTGGCAGATGCCTCATCCACTACTGGCAATGTCACTTCAGATGGCAGCTCTCAGGTTACTCTAACTTTCTCTGCAGACTATGACGCAGAATACAGGGTTACTATCGACGGAGAAGAACACTTCTTTACCGTCGTAAGGCCATACGTAGATCCTAGCAGTGTCGCACCAGAGGGACAGCTAGAGGCATACACAAGACATGAAGAGCTTGCAAGAGCCATCATTGATTCGGTAGTTGTCGAAGGTTTTTACTACAAGAAAAAAGTTATTGAGACTGTTGGTCTTGGAGCAGACTATCTTCCCCTTTGGGATAGAGTAAGAAAGCTTAACAAGGTCTATGAAAACAATGTGCTGGTTTACGATGCATCCGATCCAGCTAGCTACGAGCTTGCATATAAACTAACAGACGACAAGACAGCAATCACAATTGATTATGCGGGAGCCATCAATAGATCCGAGGGTGCTAATCTTAGGATACCTCAGGCTATGTCCGATCTCTGGGATCTTACCTTTGGGTATCGTGGCTTTGCCAAAACTTTTGACTACATATTGCACCTAGAGGTGGGATACAAAAGGGTTCCATCAGAAATTTCAAGAGCAGCAGAAATGCTGATTGACGACATTGCATGTGGCAAATTAGAGTATATCGAACGTTACATTAAAGACTACCAGACAGATCAGTATAAGATTAGGTTTGACGGAAGGGTGTTTGAAGGCACTGGCAACATGCTTGTTGATAAGATTTTGTCAAAGTATGCTAAGTCAATTCGTATTGTCGGGGTATTGTAATGACAGATTGCAATGTGCCTAACATTCAGTTTCCCATGCTTGCGGATATTTATTATCCAGTAGTTAGTCAGGATGCGTACGGTCAGATCACAAAGCAATGGACGTTAGATAAAACAGTCATAGGTAGCTTTACACCAGCTGGCTCTGATATCAAAGAAGAGCTTGTTATTAACGTAGACATCAGCCAGGACTCTTTGATGATCGGCAGGGTAAAAGTAGATCTAAGATATGCCGATGCAGATGGCGAAGACTATGGTCTTACCAATGTTTTGGTTACCAATATTAGAAACAAAGATGGCGTGGTTCTTTATAAAGAAACAGATGGTCAAAGAAGAAGCCAGCCCACTCTGTTTGAGCTAGCTACCCAGCAACCTTTCGTAAACCCTTTTGGAAAGATTGAGCACTACAGAGTAATTTTACGTAGATCCGAAAACCAGACGGAGGACCTATGATTAAGTTAGACTTTGAGGTTGAGCAGTTTAGAAAAGAAATGAATAACATCGTTGCCTATAGCGAAGGTTTCATGCAGGGCATTGAAAGAGGCAAGCAAAAGATGATGTCAAATTTTGCTAACGAGGTTAAGGCTGCTCTTAAAGAATTTATTGATGCAAGTGCAAGAGTTAACCCCAGTGCGCTTCACCACATGTACGAGTGGCACCAAACTGGATCTCCAGATGCAAGACTGTTCGACATTGAGTGCCAGGTAACCCAGGGTGGTATTTCTATGTATGGCACCTTTACCCAGTCTAAGTCAGTTAAAGAAGGGTCTAAGGTTCCTTTTTATAACAAGGCAGAAGTTATGGAGAACGGTATTCCTGTAATAATTTCTCCTGTATACTCTAGCGTACTAGTATTTGATGACAACGGAGAAAAGGTTTTTACTCGTAAGCCAGTAAGGATTGAAAATCCAGGAGGCAAAGAGACCCAGGGATCCTTTGAAAAAGTTTTTGATCAATTCTTTGATCGATATTTTACTCAAGCATTTTTGCAAACAAGTAAGATTATGCAACACCTTTCTGTGCCAGATGAATATTATAAAAATTGGAGCAAAGCCAAGAAGTCTGGAAGGGCAGCTGGAATTGCTGCTGGATACAGATGGGTAACCCAGGCAGGAGTTAAATAATGGTAGATACGTTACCAGTCTCTCACCCACCAACTATTATTAATGCCTATCTTAAAGATAAGATTGGCGGATACTTTGCTGGTGCAGATGACTATGATCTGGTATTTTTTCCAACAGGTCCTACAAACATTGATGATCTTACCGAAAACTTTCCAGACGCAGTAGATAATGTTTTTGTTGTTTACGATAGAATGTTTAGGCTTCGTAGAGAAGCATTCCCCCACATTAAAAAAGAACAAGTTCTTTACTACTTTTATAAAAAAGCCAATGCCATGAAAGAGCTAATCGAAACAACTCAGCTAGTCCAAGATCTGCTTGACAGAGGGGACGAGTCTGCACAAGAAATAAATGAGTGGACAAGGCAGTTGTGGATAACCCAGGGCCAAAGAACTTCTGTTAAAAACAATATTGTTACAGGGCAGCCTGAAACATTTGACGTAGTAAGCTTTAGCAATGAAGACTTTCTCTTGCCATACTTTCATGAACTAAAGATATTCCAGCTAGAAGAAGCTAGGGATATTATTGATTTTGGCACAGCAAGGACCTGGGCTGGCAACAAGCTGATCGTTAATTATGATTGGCATCATCCAGCTTCTAAATAATTAGTTTTTAAAAAACGGCTGGTATAATTAATTCGAGGAAACGCGCCTACTACTTCAATAGAAAGAAGAGGTGACAACTATGGCATATTCACGCGGTTCAAGTGCGAATATTATCGTTGGTGCAGCAGCATTGTTCACTTACGACAATGGAACACTAACTGACGCTGACCTGCCAGACGTTGTGGAAGACCTAACCTACAAAGACACTTTGCAGGATGACTTAGGTTTCCGTAACGTCGGTTACACCATGAACGGTCTTGAGATCGTGTTCCAGCCCGACTTCGGTGAAGTTCAGGTTGACCAGCTACTCGACGTTGCCAAGCTTTACAAGCAGGGTATGCAGGTTAATCTAAACACCGCTTTCGCAGAGTCCACACTCGAAAACCTTCTGTTTGCCGTTGCTGGTAAGGACACTGACCTTGCAACTGCTGGTGTAGGAGAGTTTGCAGAAGCAAACCCAGTAATGACTATGTCCGCTGGTGACATTGGAGAATGTCCCGTCGAGCGTGGTCTTGTTGCTGTTGGTCCAGGTACAGGTGACTGTGCAATCGGTCAGGGTATTGAGCGTATTTACGTTGCATACCGTGCTCTCTCCATTGAGAGCGTTACAGTTTCGGCTAAGCGTGACGAACCCACAATGTTTGAGGTTTCGTTCCGTCTGCTCCCTAACGATGACGCTTCTTATGGTAAGATTGTTGACCGTACACTCAACCTAGTATCATAGTCATAAGTTAACAAAAACAGCCCAGGTTAACCCCTGGGCTGTTTTGTTTTGCTATACTTGTTAGATGGCAACTAAAATTTATGATGTAGCAACTGTCGAGCTAATTGATGGCACACCAATAGAGATTAAACCATTAAAGATTAAGTATCTTCGAGAGTTTATGGAAGTCTTTGATCTAATTAAATTGGCGGTCAATGATGATCAGGCAATCAGACTGCTTGCTGAATGCACAAGGGTAACCATGAGACAGTTTTATCCATCCATTCAAACAATTGAGCAACTAGAAGACAGCGTAGACCTTCCAACAATTTATAAAATTTTAGATGTTGCAGCAGGAATTAAGATTGATGATCCAGACAGAGAGGTAAAGAAGCAAGCAACAGAGAGTGGATCAACTTGGAAAGACCTTGATCTTGCAGAGCTAGAGTCTGAGGTGTTTTTGCTAGGTATCTGGAAAGATTATGAAGAGCTTGAGCTTTCTCTTTCAATGCCAGAATTAATTGCCACTCTGGGATCTAAAAGAGATTTAGACTATCAAGAGAAGAAGTTCTTGGCCGCCATGCAAGGGGTAGATCTTGATAAGCAGTCTGGTAGCAACAACGCTTGGGAAGAAATGAAGGCTAGGGTCTTTAGCGGTGGACAAACTGATGATCCTAATGATATACTATCATTTCAGGGTACAAAGGCTGAACAAAACGGATTTGGCCTTGGCATGGGCTTGAAATATGAGAAAATTAATTAGCCTATTGTGTTATAATTGATAGTGCCCTTATGAAAGGAAAAACAATAAAATGGCAACGATGAACGAAGCTAAAAAAGTAAAACTAATTGACGGGACAGAGATTGTAGTCCGACCCTTAAAGGTCTCATTGCTCAGAGAATTTATGTCCAAATTTGCAAAGATCGCTGATGTAGCAGAAGATAATGACAAGTCAATGACACTGCTTATGGAGTGCGTACAAATTGCTATGAAGCAGTACAAGCCAGAGATGGCTGATGACGTTAAGACTTTGGAAGATAACATTGACCTTCCTACTGTCTACGAAATTGTTGAAGAGGCCTCGGGTATCAACATGACTAATATGGGCAATATGCTAGCCCAATAAGTTCTGAAGGGTCCTGGTGAATGGCTGAAACTAATGCCAATATTAACATAAATGCGGATACGTCGCAAGCATTAGCGGCCATCAAGAATCTTCAACGATCCCTTTCTGGTCTTTATACCAACATGAGCAAGGGCAGCGCTGCTGCTCAAGCTAAAGTTGCTGGTTTTCAGCAAAACCTAGTTAATAGTATTAATGCGACTGGTCAGTTTACTGCCAAGCTAACAACTGTTAGAACCACTACAGAAGCATTTACTAACGCCCTAGAGAAAAATAAACTTTCTCTAGGGCAATACTTTAAGTATGGCACCGCTGCCTCTAAGCGTTTTGGCAAAACCTTTTCTACCGAGTTCAACACCATTGAGAAGGTAGCTAGGGAGCGCGTTAAAGATCTTCAGACTCAGTACATTAAGATGGGCCGTGATGCAAACGGTGCCATGAAGGCAATTGCTGTTAGGCCAACCACTCTTAATATGAAAGACCTTGGCACTCAGACTGCCATCGCTGCTCAAAAGCAACAGATATTTAATCAGCTTATTAAGCAGGGTTCCACAAATCTTCTAAACTGGGGTAAGAACACGCAGTGGGCTGGTCGACAGCTCATGGTTGGTTTTACAATCCCTCTGACTATCTTTGCCACTCAGGCTGGTAGATCATTCATGCAGCTTGAGCAACAAGCAATTAAGTTCCGTCGAGTTTATGGAGACTTGTTTACAACTGGTGCTCAAACCGATCAGGCACTTGCCGACATGCGTAAGCTGGCAGAAGAGTTTACCAAGTTTGGTGTTGCAGTTGAGCAAACCGTAGGACTTGCTGCAACTGTAGCTCAGATGGGTAAGACTGGTGCCGACCTAACAGCACAGGTTACAGAGGCCACAAGGTTGTCAGTTCTGGGAGGTATGACTCAGGAGCAAGCACTAAACACAACTATCGGTCTGACCAATGCATTTGGAGTTTCTGTAGAAGATCTAACTAATAAAGTTAACTTCTTAAACGCAGCAGAAAACCAAACCATTCTTTCTATTGACGACTTTAACGAGGCAGTTCCTCGTGCTGGTAGTGTTGTCTCACAACTTGGTGGAGACGTAGAAGATCTTGCATTCTTCCTTACCGCTATGCGTGAAGGTGGTGTTAATGCATCTCAGGGTGCTAACGCCCTAAAGTCATCTCTGGGTAGGTTGATCAACCCAACACAGAGGGCTAGAGATCAGCTTGCCGATTATGGCATTAATATTTTGGGTATCGTAAACGAGAACTCTGGAAACCTAAGAGAGACAATCCTTGTTCTAGCAAGAGAGCTGGACAAGCTTGATCCTCTTGATAAAGCAAGAGCTATTGAGACACTGTTTGGTAAGTTCCAGTTTGCAAGAATGTCAACCCTTTTCCAAAACATTATTTCCGAGGGTAGCCAGGCAAGCACAATTCTTGGTTTAATTAATAGCGAAGCTGGAGACCTTGCTTCGATTGCTGGACGAGAGCTTGCCAGAGTGGAAGAGTCAGCTGCTACAAAGTTTACTGCAGCTATCGAAAGATTCCAATCCGCCCTGGCACCAATCGGAGAAGAGTTCTTAAGGTTAGCAACACCAGTTATTGAGTGGGCCACTGGACTCCTTGAAAGATTTAACGAGCTGGGAGAAGGCGGTAAGAGGTTTGTAGTTCTTTTGCTCGGTGCAATTGGTGGTATCGCACCAGTGCTACTTATGGTTATTGGTCTAACAGCCAACCTAGTTGCTAACTTTATTAAGGGTATTGCAACAATTAGTCAGTTCATGGGTAGGTTTAGGGGTGCCTCTCAAAACCTAGCCGAGCAAACAAACTATATGAACTCAGAGCAGATTGAGTCTGCGGCCATTGCATCCTCGCTAAATCAAACTCACCAAACACTAACCCAAACCTTTACTCTTGAGACACAAGCTCTTACCCAGCTGGCTAACGCTTACATGAAAGCAGCCAACACAGCAAAGCAATTTAGAGGACCTATCGTAACAGATGGTGGAAGGACAATCAAGGCTCCAGGATTCATGAAGGGCAAGATGGTTCCTGGCTACAAAGATGGTGTTGTTTCAGTTCCTGGACCAAAGGGTGCTGGCGACATTCAGCCAGCCATGCTGGCTCCTGGCGAAGCTGTAATCCCAGCAGACATGGCAAAGAAGTATGGTCCACTAATTAATGCAATGATCGCTGGCAACATTCCTGGCTTCGTTAATGGCAAGGGTGCCGCAGCGGGAGCATTTGTTAGCGACATTTCTGGCAGGGCCTCAACCGAAAGAGGCAAGGTAGCGATTGAAAAACTACTGCTAAGAGATCTTGCAATGCTAGAGAAGGCAGAAGACGCAGTCGTTCAAGAGTTTATGGAGTTCGTGCAAGGGGTTGCAAACGAAACAACCAACATGACAAAGGCAGTTCTAGATAGAGCACTAAAGGACAACCAGCAGCTTATTGAAAAGTATAGAGACGCTAGGTATTTGCAACAAAACAAAGAGCAGTTTGCACATGTTGGTGCTAGGACAGAAATGCCAGTTTCTGAATTTGCAGCAGCAGACACTCTGGTTGCTGGAAGGGCTGGCCTAAAGCAAGATATTGACCTAGTATCACGTATGATTCCAGAAAAGGTTATTAAGCTATACCACGGCCTCGGTATGGACATTACGGGATCTCTTAATGAACAGATGGGTAATGCTGGAGCACAGATCCAGCAGCTGAGTGCAGATATTTCTCAAAGAGGCATTGAGGCTTACAGAAAAGCAGTCACCATTGGTGGCGGCGTATTTGATGACATAGCACCAGCACTGCAGCAACTAGATGCCAATGTTCAGCAAGGCTTGCAAGCCGCATACGACAATGGAGCACAGTACGTTGTCGACACAAGGGCAGACCTCGAAAGACTACGCCAAGAGGCCGATGGCACTTTTGATGAAAGCCTTTATGTTGTTTTTGAAGACATTCAAAATGATGCATTAAGAAACGTAACGGTAATGGGCGATGAGCTTCAAGAGATTTTTGAGGTTGCGAGAAACAAACTTACAGAACTAAGAATGAGCTTTAACAGGCAAGACATTGACACGCTAATGCAGACTCCAGAGGGTGCAGACTTTGTCAACAGAAAACTTACAAATGCTGACGGTAGCTATCGCACATCAATGTCGGTCAGTGCTAGAAGTGCCACGGGACTGGGTGCATTCCCAGGATCTTACGAAGCTGGTAGAGACACTGTACTAAGAGGTCAGCAAGAGTTCGATAGAGGTGCCAAAGATGCGGGAAGAGTTGCTTCGCCATCGAAAGAAAGCTACGAAGTGGGACAGGCACACTCTGATGGATTCGTACAGGGTGCTATTGAAAATGTTGACGAAGCCAGAACAGCTGGTGATGCAATTGGAGAGGCAACCACGGCTGGATCACGTATCAATATGGGACGTGGAAGAAGAGCAGTAAGATCACAAGACGGCACTGTAACAGTTGCACAAAACAATCAGGTTATTTCGAAGCAGACACCAGCACAAATTGCACATGCTGCAGCATTGGCCAAAGCAACAACTAGTGCACAGAACTTTGGTGCCAAGGCTGGTAAAGCAGCTACGACCCTTTCAAATATGGGCGGCAAACTTACTGGTGTGGCATTCGGA